CACCCCTCGAGTCCGGAGTTACCCGAACACTAGCCAGCTAGGCTAGTCCATCGGCATTTCGACTTGAAGCTGCCGCGCTTCGTACTGGATTGGAAGTCTATACCGCTAGATCTACCGATAAGGTAGCTTAACGGATCAAGTAAGACCTCTTGATCTAGACAGTGATCTAGCCAAGGATCTCCTTCCATTGGAGTCGGTTCAACGCTATTTGCAAGGCTATGTCCAGCCATCTCTGGTATGACGAAATCGGAAGATTTCGCATACGCATGAGTGACCGGTAACATCGCCAAGCTTGTATCGAAGAACCTTGCGTCAACAGACGGAGTCGATGATCGAACTCCACATTGACCATTTCCGTATCTGGCGTAATCTGCTGGGTTCGTAGATATTCTTCTACGTCCAGCGGAATATCCAGAATTTGGATATGGCTCTTGTGGGTTAATCGAAACATTGATTCCCCACTTGTTGAGGCAGGCATGTTCGTCTCCATCAATACTATCCTTTCTTTTGAGAGGATCGTAGTGTAGTCTCTTCTGCTTCCAACAATGCAAATCGCCGTTGTAGTGGCAATTCGTATCGAAAAGAAGACTGAAGTGGACTAACCCCGACCCGTATTCACGAGATCGGGGTATGGTACGACGTACCACTCTAGCCAGAAGATCTCTTATCTCTTGGGCAACTATCCACATTCCTCTTAAATAAAAGAGGTCTGCGGTAGCATTCCAAGACATGATCTCTTCTGGACCCCAGCGTCGTAAGTCGTCATGAGGAACTCTACGGGCATATACCGGATTAACCGGCGTACCCATAAAGTAATCCCCACCACAAGACTCTCGGAAATGGGAATTTCTGAAAGACTTGTTGACGTTCACCTTTAGAGCGTAGCTCTCCAGGTATCTTACGACAACGTCCGTGTACTCTACGGGGACAATAATGTCATCCCCATAGATATCGATCTTTCTGCTATAATTGCGGATTGATCGAGAACATGGACGCCTACCATCTAGTTGATGCATGGCACTCTGAATAAGGGTGTAAAACACCATTGCTTCGACAGGAAAGCATAAAGCTGATCCTTGAGAAGCAAACTTACTCAAAACCATGTTATCACCATTTGGTAGCGTAGCATGCAGTGATCGCGCATCTTCCAGGAAAGGAAGAAGCCCTGAGGTCTTAAAGATTCTCTGAACCAAGTGCAAGTGCACTCGATCAGAAGCATCTTTCAGGTCTAGCGTGGCTAGGCGTCTATCTATGCTTGCAGTGTGAGC